ACGAAGCGTTCGCGCTCCCCCTCGCGCTTGGCGACAATCTCTTGCGCCTCGCGCGGGAGGTTCTTGAACACCTCTTTCGCTTCTGCATCCCACGATACCGGGGCGTCGATGGGAGGAAGATCGTCGGCTTCCTCTTCGGCTGCGGTGTCGTCTTCGGCTTCCTCGGTTGCGTCGGATTGCTCCTCTGCGCCTTCTGCCGGTTCTTCTTCTTCGTCCGTGATGCCGAACTCTTCGGCTGCAAGCTGCTCGAAATAGTCTTTGGGATCGGCTTGCGTTTCCACGGGGGCTTCGCTGCCGACTGCCGCTTCGGGCTGGGTCGTCATTGAACGTCCTTTTGATTGGCGGGGTTGGTTCCCCGCTCGTGTCGTTGGCCGTCTTTCCGGCTGTCGCTTCCCTTGAGGGAATCCTAGTAAGGCGCGATCCCGAGCAGCCGCCTCTGCGGCGCGGTCATCTGCTCGATCCTATCGGCTCTCAGCTTGTCCTTGTGCGCCACCTCGCCGTCGAGGATGATCGCCTGCATCGCCGCCTTGACGTTGGCGGATATCTTCAGCGCATTGGCCAGTGCGGTGAGCTTGTCTGCGCGCTTGTCACGGCTCAATTCGCTGTTCGCCACCTCGACCATGCGGGCGGTGTATTCGCGCTCCATCCCAGCGATGATCGGTTCAACGAACTCTTCCCATGCGGCATTGGCGCGGGTTGCGCGGGCAATGCGCTCGGCTTCGGTCACTTGTTCAGTGCCCCACCGCGGCGCAGCGTCTTCACCTTGGCCTTCGACTCATCGGCCTTCAGCTTCATGTCGTGCTCGTGCTTCTGCGCTTCCATCTGCATCTCCATGCGCTGGAGCATCATGTCGATATTCTGCTGACGAACCGCGAGATCGGCTTCCATGTTCGACTTGAACTGCGCAATCGCTGCGTCGCTCTCGTGCTTCTGGGCCATCAGCGCCAGTTTCTGTTGCCCTTCCTGCTGCGCCTGCTGCAACTTGGCCTGACCGATCTGCATCTCGGCCATCACCTTCAGCATGTTCGGATCGGGCTGCGGCTCCTGCTGCGGCGCTTCGTCTGGGTGGGTGAAGATGTCATTGGGAGCCAGTCCCGCGTCCTTCGCTGCCGCGGTCAGGTTGTTATAGACATTCTCCCAAGTGCAGATCGGGGCCTGTCCCTGCATCAGCAGCGTGTGCGTCTGCGCCACCATCTGGCGATACATGATGCGGTCCTGCTTCGACCCCGACCCAAGACCCACCGTCACCTGGACTTCCATGTCCTCGGGCCATTGCGACGGATCGACCTCGCGATATTCCCCATCAACCCGGATGCGAAAGGGCTGCGCGTATTTGCGCATCAGCCCGACCTTCTTCATGAACAGCCGCGCCACGCCTTCCGCGAAGTTGCGGATGATATAGCGCTCCATCTGCTGGCCGCGCGCCATCAACTGCGCCTGGCCCTTGGCGGTGTCGTTGAGCGTGTCCTCGTCAACGCCCTTGTTGAGCCGGGTAATGCCGGTGCGCGATTCTCTCTGGCGAATCTTGAACTCGATTGCCGCCATTGCCGTGGCCGACACGTCCGCCCTCTGCTCGGGGATCGGCGGAACACCGCCGGCAAACCGCACCACGCGGCCCGGACGGATCGTCAGCAGGTCATCGAGCGTATGATCGCCGATCGCGTCTTCCGAGATAAACGTGCCCGGCGCAGTCTGCTGGTAGAGGCTATCCAGCATGTTGCGCTCAAGCACGGTGTTGACGCGCTGGATGTCCATCGTCTTGTCGGCCAACGATTGGCCCACGAGCCGCCCCTGCATTGGGAACGGGCACCAGTATTCAAACGGCTGGTAATCGACCTCCTCGATCTTGAGGATCGTGTTGCCAACTCGATGGATGCACAGCCGCTCGCTGATCCCGTCTCCGTTGAGATCGTAGAGGACATATTCTTCCCGCAGCCACACCTTGCGGTTGGGGCCTTGGCGGTCGAGCACGCCGAGCCAGTTGTTGCGTCCGTCCTCGCGCGCATTGGCAAGCGAGTTGATGAACGGCGTCTGCCCATCGCTTAGGGGGATGCCGTCAACGTCGAGCCCCATCTCTTTCAGCTCGGACAGGCTCTTTTCCGTCAAATGGCAGAGATAGACCGCCGTCTCCAGGTCGCGTGCATCGGGAGCGCGAAGGAACTCCTCAAGCGGCACATGGTAATCGGGGAACTGGACAGGCGAATCCTCAAGCGTGACCGCACGGATGATCGGTGCGCCGTCCTCGGGATGAACCTGCCCCGTCTCTTCCGCTTCGATCGCATCATCGGGCATGAACGCCGGGTGATAGTCCGCGACCACCCGCTGTTTTTTGCGCTCGACACAGGTCTTGACGATGCCGATCTTCTCAAGCAGCCCAGCCTTGGCCCAGTCGTGGATCAGGCGGTAGCCGGACTTCTTGCGGTAGAGGAAGTGCATCGCCTCGGTCGCATCGTCGGCAATGTCCTCGTCGTCCTCGGATGACGGCTCGAACTCCACTACGCGGCCCGATGCCACGAACGCATCGAGCACCGATGTCAGCATGTAGTCGGTGGTTTCCGCCACGTCCCGCGCAACGACCTGCGAGCGCCCGTCCTCTTCGTCGCCATATTCCGCGCCGTTGTAGGAGTTGATCGCCGCCTCAACGTCGTCGAGCAGCTGCCCGTCATAGGCGCGGGCTTCCTCCGACTGAAGGAACGCGAGGAATGCGGGATCGGTCATGCGCGCACGAACCCTGCGTAGGGCACACCGCCAAAGCTCACCGAGACTGACTTCGCCTCTGGATTTTCACGAGCCAGCGCCGCAACGATGTGCGGTGCCGTTTCCCGCATCACCCGTTCGCGCCCCTCGGCGGTCAGCTCGTATGTCGTCGGATGCCACGGGTTGTGCGTCGGGACAGCGTAATTGACGTGCATCACACGATCCCCTTGTTGGAGTAGGTCAGCTTCTGTGCCGGCGAGCGGTTCTTGTGCCCGACCGCGAAATATCTCAGCGCGTCCGCGTAGTGACTGGTCCAGTCGTGCAGCGGGTGCGGCTTGAACTCCTGCCGCTTCTCGTCATACTCGCGACGATACATGCGCAGAGCTTCGATTCCGTCCTTGCACTTCACCTTGTCGAACCAGCAGGTCGGGAGCAGCATCCGCACCGCCTGAATCCCGTCCGCCAGCGGAATGTTGGGGCAGACGGCCGCCTTGATCCCCAATCCAGCCAAGACTTCCTTGCGGCTCTTGCCCGTGCCTAGCTCGCGCACCTCAACGTCATGGGGCAAGTAGTGATTGCCCCACACATAGTCGCGCTCGTGCAGCCTCTTGGCATACCAGTCGAGCCCAACGCCCTCACCCTTGAGAACGTCGATGATGCGCGTCTCGCGTCCGTGGTTCTGAACGAACCAGATGACCGTCGAATCCGCGACACCCAAGTCCCATGCAGTGTGCACAGGCAGGCGCGGGTCATATGGAACGGCGGTTATGCGGCTAGGCTCGTCTGCCTCCGCATCGTTCATTTCCTTGCCGTAGTAAGCACCCTTGACCGCGGCCTCGAACGAGCATTCGTATTCCTGGGCGTATTCGTCCTCGCTCATCATTTTGCGGGCGTCGGACAGTTCCGCCTGATCGAGCAGGCCGGTCTCGGACGCCTTCAGGTTGAGCCTGAACCAGTCGGGGTCTTCTTCAGCTAGCGTCCAGAGCTGGTGGAAGGTGTTCTTGCCTTTTGGCGTGCCGATGAAGATCGCCCACCCCTTGCGGTCACTGAGCGCGGGACGAATGACCTGCGTCCACACTGTCGGGTCCATGTCCCCGAACTCGTCGAGAACAGCGCCGTCAAGATATATGCCTCGCAAGCGATCGGGATTGTCAGCGCCGTAAATGCGAATGCGAGCCCCATTGTTTGGAAGCTCAACCCAAAGCTCCGACGCATTGACCTTCCTCTCCGGCCCGAAGCAGTCGGTGTATTCCAGCAGATAGGACCAGGCGATGTCCTTGGCCTGGTTGAGCTGCGGCGCGATGTAGGCGAAGCGCGGACTGTTGCGCTCGCATGTCGCTGCCGCCTTGATCAGATCGTTAACGCAGGCGACCGTCTTTCCGGCGCGGCGGTGGCATACCGCGATGCCCCAGCGGGTCTCCCGTGTATGAAGCCCCATGAACTGCCGGCGCGGAGCATAGGGGCTCTCGACCGTTACTGCGGCTGTTGCCATGCAAAGGCACCCAAGCCCGCGAGAGCCTTGGCCGTTTCCTCATCGCCTGCTGAATATGCAATTGCCTGAAGATCGGGCAGCGTCTTCTTGATCAATATCTCGATTGCCCTGACCTGGGTCGGGCTTAGCTCGACATTGCCAAGTGCATGTTCCGTAAGGCGATTAATCAGCTGACTGGTCTGGATTTTGGCGCGCACGTCCTCTTGGTGCTGCGTCCTCATTCGGGCGGCCATTCGTAACCCTCGCTTTCAGCTCCCTCGCGGGTGGGCTGTTTCAGGCTCAGTTGTGCAGGTGCATGTTGGTCAGCGAGCCTGACCATGCCGGTGGAATCAGCATCCATCCACTGTCGGTTTCGAGAACGTGTGGCAGGCTCGATCCATCCACCTGTGGATTGCGCCCACCAGCCCCGACTCCGCCGTGGAGCTGCTGCGTGTTGCTGATGTAGCTGTTGTTCATCTCATGCGTCGTGTGGTTCTCGACGCCGATGCTGGTCTCCCAAATCCGCATGATATCGTCGTCCCATCCGCCGAACCAGTCGGTGTGGAACGTCGTGCCGGGCGGAACCTGCGCCGTCGTCAGGCCCTTGGCGGCACGATAGGAGATATCGCTCGACAAGTCCCAGCGCTGGCGATCTGCCCAGCCGTATTGCGTGAAATCGACCTGAACCGTCAGAGCGGGAAGTGTGTAGCCGTTGTAGCCACAAACCCACTTGGATTTGAGGTTGTCCCAGACTTCCTGATAGACGTTCTTGTAACCGCCCGGAGCCCACAGGTTGAGGCCGTCGAAACAGCGTGGACCGGTGATCCGCATGTGCAGCTGCGATTTGCCCTCGATGGTGGTCGAGGCGACCGTCTGCGAATTGCTGACCGTGTAGGTTCCGGTGCCACCGGCACCCGTCCCCAGTGCCGTGATGACAGTCCCCGCGGTGATCCCTGTCCCGCTCAAACTCTGCCCGGCGCGCACAGTGCCGCTGGTTACGGCCGTCACCGTGAGGGTCGTACCCGAGATCGAACCAGTGACCTTGGAATACTCGCACGTCCCGCCGAACGGGTCGGAGCCGTCTGCGTTCTTCAGGACAGAAACCGATGCCGGTGAGGCTCCATCACAGGTATAGAGCACCCGCGAGGCGTATGTCCCGCCCGGTATCTTTAGCATGTAGCGGGTCGAGCCGTAAGCCGCGTTGGCACTGTCTATCGCCGGCTGAAGCCATGCGAACTGATCGGTCGGGCTCGACGAGTCCATGTCGAAGCCGAGGACGTAACGGAGCCCGCGCGGGATATAGGCCGTCCGCTTCATGTCAGCGGGATTGCCCTCATAATAAACCGTTACACTGTCCGGCTTGATTGCGTAGTTCTTGCCGTTGCCATAGGGGTTGAGAACGACGACGCAGGGAAACCAGTAGCCGGTGCCGTTGGCATCGGTGCCGATTGCCGTGCTGTCGATCGCGTGCTTGCGCAGCGTCTTGTAGGTCGAGTAGGCGTTGGTCGAGCCCGCGCCGAAGAAGCAGTGCAGATGGCTTTGCCCCGGCTGCCCGTAGTTCCTTACAGGGTCATCTGGAAGCATGAAGCCGAAGTCGATGGTGGTGCGGAACTTCGATGTGTCCGCCGTTCCGCCGTCGAGGGTCGTCAGCTTGAAATTAGCGCTTCCGCCGGGCACCGTGTCAACGCGGTTTGTGAGGCTCGGCACCGGAATGTTGGTCAACTGGTAAGACGAAACCGGCATCGGCGTGATGGTCGGGTCGATCTCGAAATTGTCCGAGTTGTCGGTCTTATATTGCGGCGTGAACGATACATAATCCGGCACGTCGGCGGGCTTTGGAAAGCTCTGCGCCGAGGTCGTCCACATGAGCGCCAGAAGCGCAACAATGATGCGCCTCATGTCGTGTATGTCCTCGTTTCGCCGTTTGCCCAGCCTGTTGCGCCGGTGACGGTGATGATGTCGGTCCAAGTGGCGTTGTCTGCTGAGCCGCGCAGCTTGAAGTCCTTGGGAGCTTGGCCCCCGTTATTCGAGCGTGCTGTCACCTTCAGCTGGTTGGCAGCAATCCAATTGCCCGAAGTCGCGCCATAATCGACCGTGATCGTGTGCGGGAACGCGGCGATGCTTGGGCTGACTTGCGACGAGTAGAACGTGCCGGTCGAATCGTCGAAGGCTAGCGACGCGCCATTGGCGCTGTCGTGGTCACTGTCGCTGTAGGTCTGTCCGCTGGTCGTATCTGCGCCACCGGCGGTGGCGGCAATCTCGATCTCGCCCAGCGTTGTGATCGCCGTGCCGCTGTTGCTGGCGCTGATGTAAAGCTGATAATAACGATATGCCGTTGTGTTCCCGAGGTTCGTATCGGTGAACGTGTCCGACCATCCGGAAGCGTCGGCCTGGAACGACAGCGCGTTACCCAACGGATCGTTCCCAGTCGCGGCTGTCGCGCCGCTCTCGTTGTCCCGCAGCGTTCGGATGCGGGCATAATAAGCCGTGCCGACGATTGGGGTGGCAAGGTTGATGTCCGCGTCCGCCGACGACCACGATGCGCCGTCGAGGAAGAAGATGATGTTCTGTTCCGGCGAACTGAAGTCGGAATTGTAATCGATCTGAAGCTGTGCCCTCAGTCCAGCGACGTAATCCGTCGTGCTCCATTCAAGAACCAGCGGAGCCGTTCCAAGCGCCGAATAATTCGTCAGTGTCGGCGTTGCGAGGTCCGAATTGGAATCGGACGAAGATGTCAGCGCGCCGAGCGAAGGGGTTGCGGTGCCGGTGATCTTGAGCGCACCGGTCAGCGATCCCGTAAGGTCGCCAAGCGTTCCGCTCCTGGACGCGGTGAGCTTGAGCTTTGCCGACCCCGATGCGGTCAATGCCGAAAATGAACCGGACAGCGATCCGGCCTGGTAAACCTGCCCGGTGAGCGAAGTTATCAGGCTGTCGAATGCCGAAGCCAAAGCGCCGAACGTCAATGGCGTGTTGACCTGGAGGACGCTGCTTGCGGTGAGTTGCAGATCGCCGAGGAGACTTAACAGAACCGCGCCGGTCGGCGGGAACTGGGCCAGCGCCTTGCTGCCCTTCCTGCGGACATACTGGTTCAGCCGCACCCACGCGCCCCCTCTGGCGTAGTTGGCCGGCGACCAGGACATCGCCTCAGCTGTTGGCGTCGGTGAGCGTGAACGAAGAGATGACGAACTGCTGGCCCGCGGCGAAGCTCGTATTGTCCACCTGGAGATCGCCGCCGCCGCCGGTTGCAGTGACCGTGCCCTGCATGTGGCAGGTGGTTCCGCCGCTGTCATAGATACGGAAGTGACCCGCAGTGCCGGTGTTGTCGGCGGACGTATCCTGCCATGTCCCGGAAAGCGCCTTGGAACCGACAGAGGCCGCGCCCATCCAGTCTGAGGGAAGGTTGCAGGTCGCAAGCACGGTGCCCGAGTCCGCGGTGGCGCAAGCGGCAGGTGCGGCACCCGTGCGGATTTTGAGGATGGGTGATGTGCCGATCGTCGTCTCGATCGCGTCGAGGCGCGCATTGCGCACGGCGGTGGAAAGCTGGAGTGCCATGTGGTTTCCTCTGTTGTCAGGCGACGCGGCGAAGTTTGCGCGGGCGCGTCAGGACAGTGATTTTGCCGCCGCTCATCATGTCGCGTTCACACGCGATCTTGACCGCCTCTTCAGGAGAGGCCCCAAGGTCCATCGCGGCTAAAGCGAACTCTCGGCCCGAGCCCGTCGCGGTAGGCAATTCCTCTTGAAGTTCGCGGCCCCTGTA